TATCGTTTATCGGTTGATTGCTTAACTAAAGAGGTGCTTTCCAGTGACGGTCCTCCAGATACTAGCCAATCTCGTTTATTCCCTTTGGTGCTACACCATGCGGGAGAGCTGGTTCAAAGCTCCGTATTATCAGAGAGAACCCCAAAAGAAAAAGCCCTTAAAAGATGTTCTGTAGTGAAGCGGTTTAAGAAAATGATCTCGCAACACTTTCCTAAACCTACAAAACACCCATTGAGGGCTTCTAACATTCGGGCTTCACACCGATAAGCGGATTAAAACATATTTTTAAAAGGAGTGCAATATGAGTAAAGCAGATGATGATGCAGCAAAGTGGATGGAAGCTAATTCTAGGTGGCAAGCCCGTAATTTAATCAAAGCAAAGGAGAGTGGAGATGCGTATTACATCAACGCCAACGGTGATGTTGTTATCACCCAAGAATCAAAACCAGCAGTCATTGTTACAAGGGATGAGTTTTGCGGAAATACTACAGATCCAAAAAATTAAGTTTGCACATAATGCAAATAATGTAGTAAAGTCATAATTGTAGTAAACACCTAACTATTTATTAAAGGATCTAATCATGAAGTATTGCAAGGATTGCAAGAATCTTAGACCTACATCACTTGAATGTAGCGTTAGCCCTTCTGTCAGCAGAGTAACGGGCAAAACCCTTTACACCAGCGCCCATATATACCGAGAGCATGATAGCTATTGCGGTAAGGATGCTGTCTGGTTTGAACCGATCACCGAGGATGCCGATCTCGATGATTTAAGCACTATCCCATTCGGCAAATAACCTAACTATAGGAGTTAATCATGGCAAGACCTAAAGGCAGTAAAAACAAACCTAAAGCAACTTTCCCAGTGAAAGTATCTGAAATTGATCGTCTTAAGAACCTGATTGGTAAGCAAGATGACATGATCCAGCAGCTCACAGATGAGATCAAGCGATTGGAGAAAGTGTGCCAAGAGTTTGAGAACGAGGTAGATAACCTAGAGGGTGATCTAGATTCATTTAGAACCATTCTCATCACTGTTTTGGAGATGGGCAAATGAACGATCAAGCAGATTTTGCACCAGAAGTAAGGCGCTCAGCTATTTGGTCAGGTGACAGCCGTAAGGTTGCTAATGGCAAGATGGTTGATGTCATTCTCGAAAAACAAGGCAAAAAAGAGATCCCAGACCTATCAGGGGTTGAAGCAGTGCAATTTGGTCACATCATGCAGCCAGTGATCGGCAGACTTGCACAAGATAAATTAAAGATGGAATTAAAGGATGCAGACTATGCAATCACCCACCCCAAGCATGATTGGTTTCGTAGCCATTTTGATTTTATTAGTGCTGATGGTAGCACTCTTGTAGAAGCGAAAAACTACAATGCAATCCATCGAAATAAGTTTGATCTCGATACTAATCGTATTCCTGATGCGGACTATGCACAGCTTATTCACGAAGCTGCTTGTCATGGCGTTCAGAAAATATATCTTGCCGTCTTATTTGGCGGTCAAGAGTTCTGTATGTTTGGATTTGATATTACTGAGGGTGAAAAGGAAGATCTTATTAAAAAGATGGCAGAGGTTTGGGGTTATTGCCAAGCTGACACTTTGCCACCAGCTCAGACTATTGAGCAAACTAAGATTATGTTCCCTAGCTCAAATGATGGCGTTATTACAGCAACGCAGCAGATTGAGATGGCGATCACCCAACTTAAGGACATCAAGAACCAGATCAAGAACCTTGAAGCAGGTGAAGAAGCCCTTGAAGTGATGATTAGGAATGTTTTAGGGGAAAGCTCAGAGATCAGGTCATACGATGGTAGCACCCTAGTGACTTGGAAGGCTGCAAAGTCCTCTAAGCGGTTCTCAGCAGATCTTTTTAAACAGGCTATGCCCGATATTTATGAGAAGTTTGTTATTGAGCAGCCAGGTTCTCGGAGGTTCTTAGTCAAATGAAAAAATGGATAAAAATTAGCTGGGATGATAAGCAATTACAAGATGGTATTCAAGTTGATTACATTTTGAGAGATCACGAAAACCGTAGAGTATGGGATGAGGATCGCTGGAATCAAGTTTTGAAAATGATAAGAGAAAACAAGTCTTTAGACGAAATTGCCAAAACATTTGGAATTACTAAAACTCATTTATCTGAGCGCATACGATGGGAAAGATTTAGGTTGATTATGAAGGCTTTTTATAACTTTCGAGATGCCAAAACTCTTAATGCAAAACTTTCTGATTTTTCGATTTTTACAGATAAACACGATCATGAAAGACATGAAATAACAAACTGGGTAAAGGAAAAAATTTATGAATCAAATTGACATCGCAGTTTGGATTATGGCTGCATCCTCAGTCATTGACACAGTTTTAACTTTAGCGGAGATGATTCATGTTTAACCCCTCAACAAAAATGATGGAATTACTTTTAAGACCTGATGATGGTTTTGCTTATTGGGGTTATTTTGATGACTACCAAAAAGACGATAGCGGTTTTAAAACTGGAAACTGGGTAGGATCAAATGTGCCATTTTTGGCTTACAAAGAATTGCAATTAGCGATGGTCTTTATTTCTAAACATAATTTAATGAACGAATGGATTGAATTTTCCGAGAAAGAGAGAACAGAATGAGCAATTTAGTCGCATATTCAGAAATGGAGCAAATGGCTACGGCAATTGCTGCTAGTGGTTTGTTTGGCATGAAGGATAAAAACTCAGTCCTAGCACTGATGGCAGTCGCTCAAGCTGAAGGGTTACACCCTGCAACAGCAGCGAGGGATTTTCACATTATTCAGGGCAGACCAGCTCTTAAGGCAGATGCAATGCTGGCACGCTTTCAAAACGCAGGTGGCAAAGTCGAATGGAAGGATTACACAGATGAGCGAGTTACAGGAGTTTTTTCACATCCCAACGGGGGTGACCTTGCGGTTACATGGACTATCGAGCAAGCCACCAAAATCGGTCTTGTCAAACCTGGAAGCGGATGGCAAAAATTCCCTAGAGCGATGCTTAGAAGCCGTTGTATATCAGAAGGTATTAGATCAGTTTTCCCAGGGAGTGTTACTGGATTCTACTCGCCAGAAGAAGTTGAGGACTTTGAACCCAAGACCTCAAAAGCTCCAGTATTAAAGGAGATGGGATCAGTTATTCCTAATGTAGTCGAATTATCAGCGTTACCAGAGGATATTCCTGATATGGCACTACCGATGTATGTTCCAGGTCAAGATGAACCCTATGCACGCTATATCTGTTTAGATGATTGGATTGATGGGTTTGCAGAGATGCACGCCAAAATCCATGAATCTACCAAGTTTACGGCAGAGGAAAAGTTCGAGAAGATCAAAAAATTCAGGGAAGTAAATGAAGCCTATACAAAAACATTTGACGGCAATACAACTGCGAAATTCTTATCCAAGCTCTCAATCCACAGAAAGGAAATCAGTAATGGCTAATGGACATATCGCCCAGATGGGCAAAGGGGTGTTATTTCAAAATGAGAAAAAACACGACAGATCACCTGATTGGAAAGGCACGCTATTGCTTTCTGAGGACTACAAAGCAGGGCAAACTCTCAAGATAGCAGGGTGGACTAAGCAAACGCCTAAAGGCAGCTTAATCAGCCTTTCTGAGGACAACTGGAAGCCAGACAATGGCGGTACTTATCCAAAGGAGGTCAATCGTGTTCAAGATGGCGATGTTCCTTTTTAGTCTAATGCTCATGGCTAACTCAGCTTTTGCTTACATGAAGTGTAGTAAAGATGACAACGGAGAAATCTGTTGTTGGGAAACTACAGTAGATGGACCTTTTGGACCACCTGGCTGCTAATGGTTGTTTTAAATTTACCCTACCCGCCTAGCATCAACAACTACTGGATTGCTTCAGGAAACAGGCGTTTTATCTCTAAGCGAGGTAGGGAGTTTAAAAATGCAGTCGCAGAGTATTGCGCTGAGTTCAGAGTGCCTAAGTTTGGAGATAAACAGATTTGGGTAGATATTTTTTTGTATCCACGCTCTAAAAAGCTCATGGATGTAGATAACTGCATTAAGCCAATACTGGATGCTTTACAGGATGCTGGTGTATTTGATGATGATGTACAAGTACATTGGGTACGAATTGAACGGGGAATGGTGAAAAAAGGCGGTGGATGTTTAGTCATGCTTGACTATTTAGAAGATCAATCACCAGTCCAAGGGGAATCTGGCGTGAATTAGCCAGGTAGTTAGGGGTTGCGCCAGCCAACTTCTTGGATAGCTGGCACTTTAAGGGGATAACGATGTGGAAAAACCGATTTTTTTTGATGCGGAGAAGGTGTTTTGAAATTGTCAGATTTGGCAAAAATGCCATCGAACTCAGAGAATTGAAATGATTGTCAGATTATCTGAGCTAGATACTTATGAGATCGCATGGGCAGCGCATGAAAGATGGCGCTACAAGAAAGACTTGGGAATCATTAGTAATCGAGTGGATCAAAAAAGAGATGACTTTTCTATAACTAGAGAAGGTATGTCAGGGGAATGGGCAGTAGGCAAGGTGATAAATACACCAGTGAATTTAGACTTACACCCTGGCGGTGATCCTGGTTGGGATTTTGAGTATTGCGGTATCAAGATTGATGTCAAAACAAGCAAAGCAAAGTACTTATTGTTTAATACATTAAGCAGTTTTAAAGCAGATTTAGCAGTGTTTGCAAGATATTTGAATGAGTATCAAGTAGAGCTAGTAGGTGCGATTACAAGGCAAGATTTTGTTGCAAAGCATCAAATTAAAAATTTTGGGTATGGGGATAAGTGTGTCGTTGATCCTCTTTTATTAAACGATGTTAGGGATTATTTATGAATAAGAAAATTTTTGTAGCTACACCAATGTATGGCGGTCAGTGCGCTGGTTACTATACGCAGTCAATTATGGAACTCAATATGTTGCTACAAAAGTCTGGAGTGGAAGCTCAGTACAGCTTTATGTTCAACGAGAGTTTGATTACTAGAGCGAGAAATTCGCTTACCAATGTCTTTATCAAGAGCGGATGCACTCACCTACTCTTTATTGATAGCGATATTAAGTTTAGGGGTGCTGACATTATGGCAATGCTTGAGGTGGACAAGGACATTATTTGCGGTATCTACCCTAAGAAAGAAATCAATTGGGATAGCGTTAAGAAGGCAATGGATAGCGGAGTACCACAGGATCAATTAAAAGCCTATACAGGCAGTTTTGTGGTCAATCTGGTGGATTACCAAGGTGAAGTGACTGTGCCTGTTGGACAGCCTGTAGAGATCTTTAATGGCGGTACTGGTTTTATGATGATTAAGCGTGAAGTTTTTGAGCAATTATCAGACAAAGTGCCGTCTTACTTTAACGATGTCAATGATCTAAATGGTCAAGTAGGCATGAGGGAAGAAATCAAAGAATACTTTGCTACCTCTATTGAACCTGAAACTGGTCGCTTGTTATCAGAAGATTATCACTTCTGCTACATTTGGCGCAAAGCTGGTGGCAAGGTCTATGCTGCTCCTTGGTGTCAGCTCAGCCATATAGGTACTTACGCTTTCGAAGGACAGCTCATCCCTGCTCCATGATGCGCCTGATTCGCCTAGTACCCAGTGATTCATAGCTCGATCTTTAGCCAGATACGCTCATGTACCCAGTACAGAGCT